ATAGAATCGCAGAGCCGCGTAGAGCGCGTATCCGGTCGCGCGATGAGTGTGTCTGAGTACGGAAATCGATACTGCCCTGCATCCGCCAGATATGCCGAACAGCGCTAAATGCGTTCGTGTCCGGCTTGACCCATATCATCACGCTACAGGTATCACCGTCAAAAATGTCACGGAAGGCAGTCGTAAACAGGTTAAAATAGTCGTTGGTGCCATCGAATTTTGGCGCGCTGTTTTCGTCGGACACAATCGGGCTAGCGGTATCTTGCCACGTCACGCCGGTAGCCGTGCCGTTGTAGTCCGTTTCGTTGTGGCATATAACCGCGTTGTCTGCAAATACATCGGTAAATTTCCACAGCGCATCGGCGTTGTAGGTGTTAATCAGCGTGTCGGCAAAGTCGCCCCCGGCGGAGGCGTAGCCGTCACCGTCCCAATCCACTTCCAGCTTGAAGGTTGTCATCGTTAACGATTGTCCCTCCAGTTGCCCTGGTCGGTTGCATTGGCAATTTCGCGCCCGTCTACATTAATTGTCGTTTCTACAACCGGGGCTTGTCCGCCATTGCCACCCGCGCCTACCACCACCGGCTGGTCAAGGCCAACGGTTACGTTAACCTCCCAGGTCCGGCTAGATAGTGCGTCCAATTGTGCCTCAACTTCGCTGATGCTGGCGGCGGCTGACCCAACCATTGGATCGAACATGGCGCTAGATACATCAGTAACCGTGTCAAGCTGGGCGCGTATTTCCGGTATACCCTCTTGCAATATATTGAGCACCTCGTTAGATGCTTCTTCGGCGGCTTCAGGGTCAAATATTTGCACGGCCTCATCACCCACCACCGTCTCCTCGCCCACTACCCCGCCGCGCTCTGTTATACCGGGCATTCCCATTACGTCAGCCATTGCCGCGAACGGGTCAGCCATCATTGCCGTCACGCCTGCAAGTTGGTCAATATCCATCGTAGACATGCGGTCTAACATGCCCATATAAACTTCCAATCCCTGGGTATCGATGACGGTGCTAAACGCCTCATTTAGCCCGCTAAAATCAGTCAGTGATAACTGGTCCACCGCTTCGGCATATTGAGCCGCAGACAGTTCGCCCGTTGAGAATTGTTCGGCAATATTGACCATTTGCTGGTCGAAAACGGCGCTTTCAGTGTTGGCTAATCCGGTCGTTTGTTGGTAGGCTTCCATTGCAGCGGCGGCGGCTTCCGATTCTACGCCAACCTCAGAAAGCGCGTCACGCATTGAACGCAGCACGTCCGACGAAAACGAATCTTCCAGCGTGCCAAACTTCTCAGCAAGTGAGTCAAAACTCACTTCTTCGGCAGAGGCGGCGAAATCGTTAAGATCGCTGGTCGCGTCGCTAACTGCCCCGCCGATAGTCTGGAACATGGCGGCAATTTCCGGGCCGATGTTCTCAGCGGTAGCCAGTGCGTCGAAGCGGTCAATATAATCGTCAACACCTTCCATCGTAAACGAGGTAATATACCCGCCGCCTGTTTGCTCGCGTTCATATAATTGTTCCCGTTGTTCTTTCTTAAGCGCCGCGCGCTCTTCGGCGGCTTCTACTTCTTCTAGTTTTTGGATATATTCATCGATCCCCGTAACACCAGACGGGTCTATGCTAAATGAGGTATTCCATCCGCCAGCAGGTTGCCCCCGCGTAACATCCCGTTCCCGGGTATATAGATCGTCTTTCATTCCCTCGCGGCGCGCTTCGACATCATTAAGTTGCCGCATGAGGTTAATTCCCTCTAGCATCTCGGCATTGTGTTGAGACTGTGCCACCGCCCGCCGTTTGGCTGGAAGGTTTGCTGCCCCCTCCATGCCACCAACACGTCCGCCGATTTGCAAAACTGAGCCGCGCATTTGCATAGTTTGGTAGGCGTCTTGGCGTGCTTGCATGGAGCGCTGCATTGCCTCACCTGATCCCGGTCCTATCGTTGGTTCCGAGAAAAGCTCAAAATTGGTTCCAAGAACCTCATTGGAAGCAGCTTTAGCAAAGGCTACAACGCCAAATTTCTCTATTGCCGCTGCTGCGCCTTCCGCGCCCTCAATAACAGCTTCAAATCCTATTGCGGCACTTTCTGCTATATCCTCTTTGAATCCACGAAATCTGGTGCGCATACGTTCCTGGGCGTCGCCAACCTCAATAAGCGCCACGCCTAACACGTCGGCTTGCTCGGCCAGTTCCTCAAAGACCGCCATGCGGAACGCTTCTTCTTTGCCCACGCCCATCTCGGCTTTAAGCTCTGCCACACGCGCCCGTACTTCGCCGGACGATATGCCCAACTGGTCAAGGCGTGCATAGGACATATTTGAGATGGTTAAGGAAATCTGTGAAATGGCGTCATCTATGCCGGTCAATTGTGGGCTTGCCGCCGCTACAATGGATACCATCTCTACAAAGTCGCCCGCCGCGTCTGCTGTGTCCGCCAGCCCGAACCGCATCATCTGATAGGCTTGCGCCGCCGCTTCGCCCTGGGTGACTGCGCCCCGTGACGCCTCCTGAATAGCGTTAATCCAGGTAGCCGCTTCCTCTGCGCTGCCGGTATAGTTTTCCAGCGCCATTTTACTTTGCAACGTAGAAACGCCTAGCTGTGATAGTTCATCAGCCGCGCTTACTACCCCGCTCAGTGCGCTAAAGAGTGTTTGCGCAGCGTTCGCCATAAAGAAGAAGTTTTCAGCACTTGACCGCGTACCCGTAGCTGCTGAGCTAAAATCCTCAGTAACCTCGGTGGCTTCGCCCATGTCGCGCGCATATCTCCGCAACTGATTTGAGAAATCATCGCGCACGCGCAGCGTTATTGTTCTGGTCCGGTCGGCCATGCTATATCCGTTTCAGCAGTTCGATTACTGCCAGCATCGTCATTACCTCGGCACGAATGCGCCCCTTGTCGTCTTTCGCCCGATCAATAGCATCATTGAGCGATTGTTGAACCGCCTGCCAGCGTTGGTGCTCCCATGCTAACAGGCGGTTTTGTTCATCTCTCGGCAGATTGAAGAATTGCTCCTCATTCCACCCCCGCGATCTCAACGTCTTCGTCAGCAGCGTTTCCATCACTGTGAAAGGGGCGCAGAATCAGGTTCTTCTCCTGCGAAGCATTGAGCTTCTGCACTGCCAACCATAAGCCCGTCTGAACCCAGTTGGGCACACCTAACAGATTCTCAATACGCGCGGTATCAGTATTCCCCGGTATCTCAGGGCGCACCAGTGCTCGCACGACTTGCAGCCGGGCGCGCCGCATAACCCACTCCTCAAGCGATTGTTGGTGGGCAGGGTCTTCGGTGCGATAGACCGGGTAGACCGTTCCTTCGATCTTCTGAAAGTCTTTGACCGGCGGTTCTGGACGCGGGTTTGCCTTGCCGACTTCTAGCAGTTCAGCCGGGGTTAGCGCCCGCAACTCGACCAATAGCCGTTCATCGTCAGGAGACACCAGTTCAAACGTGTAAGTGTTCGTCTGGAAATCTTCAAACGTCGCCCAGCGCGCGTTACTCATGGATGGCCCTCTCTGCGCCTAGTTGTAAGCGCTCCATATATTGGCATGATAGGAAAACCGATAGCGCGTCAAATCATTCTGTTGTCCAACGACTGCCACGTCATCAATTCGCCCGCTGTAGATAAACACCCCGCCGGATACGCCACCGCCTATGTATGGGACATGCACATGCACAGCGGTTTTGGCGTCAAACATGGTTTGCAATGCGGAGTTGCCAACCGTGTACAACGCCCCGACGCGCAATTCGACGGATTGCCCAGTATGACGATCATGGTAGGCACTATCTAGCGTGCGGTAGTTTAACCAACCGTGCAGCATGGTAACGCTGACGTTCTCAGCATAGGCCACCAACGCAGACGTTACCCCCGCGCCGCCGGTCCAGATATAGATAGCGCCCTCCGGCCAACTAAAGGCTTCAGGCATGATTTACCCTACCCCAGATAGCCGCTCGCTGTTGAACCATTCATTGCGAGCGCCATACCTTGCCATACCTGCGTATTGGCGGGCGTAGCTTCGGTGAATTGCAGTGAATTGAGCGCGACCCCGTGATACTGAAAATACTCACTCGCCCCGTTTTCGGGCGCGGTCATTTTCAATTCCATGTGAATCATAGGCGTGGTAGACCCCGACGCCGTAATGTTGACCGGCGGGTAATCTGCCGTGATACCATACTGCAAATCAAACTGCACAGTAATGGCCTGGTCCTGTACCCACTTGTGATGCTTGGGTTTGCCCCGGTCGAAAATCTGCTGAATATCACGCGCGCTGGTATGGGTCAGGTTGGTGACATAGCCCAGCGTACCAGAGGCAGGCGCGCTGGCTGTCGCCCATAAGTTTCCACTACCCGACGCTTGCACCCAATATAGAGTGCCCTCATTTTGACTGCGAACTTCCGTCATTGCTAAGCCCTTTCGATCCAGTTGAACTGGACCACGATCCTCTTACGTTGTATGTCTGGATTTGGGTCAAGCGGTGATTCGCGCCCGCCCCATTCGTCAATGAAAATCAAATACCCACTATCGGCGGGTGCATCAGCGTTCGTGTAGAAGTCTTGAATAGCAATGCTGCTGCCCGTTCTGAGCGAGTTGGTAAGCGCCTGCGAAACGGCATCTTGCATCTGGCTAATTTGGGCGCGCCACTGGACATCCTTGCGCGTGACCCAGCAGTTGATATCCATCAGGCCATAACGCCGCCGCCCCACTTCCCCACCGCCCACATGACCACCGGAGAAGGGCACAATGGAGCCGGGTTCGCCTAGCCAATGTATCGACCACTCCGGCGGGTTAATCGGTTCTTCGGGGTGGTCCAGGTTCAGGCGCATGGTAGGCACGGTGGACGGCAAGTACGTGGTTAACTCTCCCGCCAGCCACGCTACCAGCGAGGCGCGCACGTTATAGACCCCGGTTTTATGTGTTGCGCTCATGGCTACAACTCGCCTATTAGATCGTCTAGAATACTGTCCAGCAATTCCTGCGCTCTGATTTCGGCGCGGTCAAGGAACCCGGCAGGCGCTTGCTTGCTGTGCCCTTCATTAAGCAGACCGATGTATCGCACATTAGAGCCTTGCGTTATGCTTAGACCGCCATCCGTGACATTCCACACCGCATCGCTAGAGCCAGCGTTTTTATTGCCGCGTATATCACCGGGCGTCCAGTGGCCCCATGATGCACGAGCACGTCCCGTATCCACTGGCATCTCGTATTTGATGCGACGTTCAATTGCCAGCGATACCGACCGTAACTTGGTCTTTGCGCGCGTCTTGACGCGCCCCGACTTCCCGATCAGCGACTTCTGCTCTTGCTGTAGCTGGCTGTACTCGACTGATACCTGCATCCTTGTTCACTCGTAACCCTATCCCAACTTCGGTTATGATGTTCAAGCGCGTCTTTGCCATGTGCTGGATAAACGCGCCGCGCGCTTCTGGCGGGATACCCGCCTGTGCTGCTGCGTTGATACCATGTTCACTGTAGCCCAACATGGGACCATACATCACGTCCCACAGGTGTTTCAGGTGGTAATCAAACGGCGCATCCGGGTTCGGCGCAAAGTACCCGAACGCTTCTAGCGTAAGATACCGGGTATGCGTTGGGTCCATTAAGCCGCCATTGCTCCACCCGTAAGGGAACAGCACGTATGCCACGCCATCGGGCTTAAGCACGCGCCCTAGTTCATCCCACCACGCCCACCAACCGCCAGACGACTTGGCAAACTGCCCATTGCGTGTGACAACGTGCGGGATGTGTTCGATAAGGTGGGCCGCCAGCACCACGTCATAGGTATTGTCCGGTATTTCCCACTCGACAGAATAAGCGCCATTAGCAGATAGCTGCTCGGTTTTCCAGGGATAGTCAAACGCATCCAGGATTAGGTTTACGCCGTCGTTGGCGTGCAAATCCGCGTTATCCCACCTTATCGCCGGGTCGGTGTATATCTCGCTCGGCAAAAAGCGGTGATGTGCCGGTTGTTCGCACGGCAGGATAATCCGCCCACAGCCGAGATTTAGTCCGCGTTTAGTCATTGTCGCTGTCCTGCTTTCTTACCCAGGTTAGTAGCGGGAGTCCTCGACTATACCAAATCATGCTACCCGTTACATTGTGCTCGCTTATCCAATCAGAGTCACACGACGGACTGCAAACCAGAAGACCAGTTCTCTCAACGCCGCTTGGCAAGAGATGCCAAGAATCTCCTATATACTGTCCGTCTTGATAACCCCAAAGCCGATATCGCCAGGCTTCCGGCGTTACCCAAAATTCACTACCCGATAACGTAGGCACTACCCCGGTCGCTGTTGTACTGCACTGGTCACATACATAGCGCGGCGGCGGGATATCATTTCGCTTATACGTCATGTTCTGGCGCTTTCGCTTTTTCCGTATTCCGCCAGGGATAATCACCGTAAAGGTTGGGCCACAAGATTTCCCAGTGATGAGCTACGCAATCAAGCCCAGTCCCGTTGCACAGTGTACACTTCTGATTAGGGCCAAAATTACGGGCCTTACCCGTGCCATTGCAATCCAGACACTTCTTCTTATCCGCCATCGCGTATCACTTTCAACACTTGCTGAAGTAGCTCTGCGCGGATGCGCTCGCGATTAACAACGTCGCTGTACCCATTATCAGTAACCGTATCAACGTGAACCACGCCCTTAATCAGCATCAGCAGTCCAACTACACGCAGTACATCTTCGTCGTGTATGTCCTGCGCCAGTGTTACCACAAAGCCCTTCGCGTTAGCCGTCATTGTCCTGCTTTGCTTTCTCGGCCTTCCGACCGCTAGTTCCCTCTACCCAGTCCACAATCACCCGTAGCCGCTGCTCCCACGTTCCCGACTTAGCCCACGTTGCTCCCTTACGGGCAATGCGCTGGCTTAGCGTCGGTGCTTCTAACGCCCCGCGCACGGCGGATACAAGTTGCCCAGGCGTGGTGTATACGAGACAGTTCTCGCCATATTTCAAGCCTAGCGCTTCGTCGTCATCATTGGCGTCTTTGACTACAAGGCACCCCATCGCGGCGGTTTCCCACACGCGCTGGGCAACGTCGTTGTTGGCGCTGGCAACAAGGCTGATCTTGCTGTTCTGGTACGCCTTGGCATAATCGGCGTAAATCAACCCGGTTGCATACCGGATTTTGATACCGGGAATGTTCGCAATTAGTTCGTAGATCATCGCAGCGCGTTCGGGATACATGACGCCAATCATCGCCACGTCAAACTCGCGTTCGGCCCACTTCTTGCCCGGTGCAAAGTGTTCCGCGTCATAGCCGCACGGGAGCCACGTCACGCCGTCTTCGCCAATACGCTGACCGTTGCCATGCCCTAAGAACAGGTGATCCCAGTCGTTGAACTGGCTATAGCTGCGCACATGGTTATCTACGCCGTACACTACATGCGGCATCTTGCCCACGCGCTTACCGTCCAGGTGGCTATCCATTGCCAGCACGAGGTCAGGCTTCCAGCCCCGCTCCGGCGGCTCAGGATGCCACACATATTCATCAGCGACCGTATGGCCCCATATCGCGTTGCCGTGCGGCGTGCCGTCCGTGCGTATATCGTGCCCCATGCGCCGCAGCGCATCAGTGGCATAACGCCCGCTTGCAACTGCCCAATGGTCGGCCAGGATTAGGATTTTCATGATGTTGACCCTTCCGTATCGGGTTCGGTATGCTTTAGCGTCGCCAGATGGATAGTTGAGTCGTCTATGGTCACAAACCAATCATAGACCGGACACCCGTTGTTACGGGAATCCATTCGCCCGACAACCTGCGATTTTCCCACAAGCCGGAGTAGTGCATCCATTACCACAAACATTGCATCTTCAACGCTTGTTACCGCGCGTTCCTTACCTTCAGGAACGTGTGTCGTCAGCATGTAGGTTGATAGCCGCTTACTCACGGTGCAACTCTTTCCACTGCGCTATCGCAGCCTCAAGGCATTCGAGGCAAACAGACATGTAGCCGTATTCGCCATCAGCGGTATCCGCCACAAGCGCGGCGCGTTCTTGACTGCATATCTGACAGGCACGAAACTCAATCATCATGCCGTGCTGCATGGTATCAATGATGGCTAAGCATCGAGATAGGTCGTATTCGCAAACAGTGCCCAGTTGCACGCGATGGCCTTTCGATGCCAATACGCCTACCAAGTTCAAATGGGCTACCGAACTGTTGTCAGCTTCCCCGAAATCGTACGCTTTCCATTCGGCAGGACCAAAAGGCTTATTCTCCGCTTCCCATGCCGCTTCAATTGCCGCCTGAGCTACCGCCAGCGTGTCGTGTCGCTGCTCATATACCGCTGTTCGGCGAGGCTTTCCCCCGCTATAGGTGGCGACGAAGTAGTGCGTATCAGTCATCGCACGTTACCTCGATAACCGTGCCAACTACTGGGCTTGTGCCCGAAAAGCCCGTAACCCATGCTGTCCAAGTACGCAACCCTTTCTCGTGTTCAATGGGTCCGTGCCACGCGAAAGCATGTTCATTCCATGTCTGCCGGATAAGAAGTTCCGTATCTCCACGCGCCGCATCCAAGCTGTCGTGCCGCGCCATCTGTCCCAAAACCTGTACTAGATATATCGTAGTGCTCATTGCTCATTCCCTCTCTTACTAGGCCGCGTACAATGTCGTGCATGGGCATTACGCCCAGTAGTTAACCTTGATTACCGGCACGTCGGGCGTCACGTATTTGGTGTCCACCCATCGGCGCTTAAACGTCATGGCGTTCTTGGCAAATCCGCCGGGATTGCCGCCCGTGCTGCCTACGCTGTGCGTAAAGCGTACTCCTGGCTCATGCCACACCTGCCAGCCTTCCAACTGCGCACGCACGCAAAAGTCAACATCCTCAAAGTACCCGCGCCCGTAAGCGATATCGAAGCCGCCGCACATATTCCACAGCCCCCGCCGCACGGCGAACGCTGCGCCCGTAACCCATCCGACGACGCGCTGGGTGTTTATCGGTGCCCAGTCGGGATTTACCGCGTGGAGTGCCACATGATAAGGCTGGGACGCTGCATCAAACTGGCCGCCTACGCTCTGCACGCGGCCATCCGGGAAGAGCAGGGTAGGACCAGCGACGCCGCACTGTTTTTCAGCATCAAACAGTGCTAGCAGCTTAGCGTCCCAGCCCTGCTGCTCCGTGTAGCAATCCTGATTTAGAAAGAACAGGATTTCGCCCTGAGCACGTTTCGCCCCGGCGTTACAATTGCCTGCGAATCCCAAGTTAGGCGAATTTCGCTCACAGATATCACCAAAAATCAGCGGGCCGCTGTACATCTTGCTTGCATCGTCCTGAATCAGAACTTCAGTCAGCACCGGGTCGGTGGTATCCCGAACGCTCTTGAGACAACGCGATACATCCGCTAGATGGTCAAACGCCGGAATAATGACACTAAGCCGGGGCGTCATTGTCGGCTCCCTGCTTATCATGTGCTAGCCGTGAAATTTGCCCGCGATAGAGGGTAATCATATCTGACCACCATTGCTCTGCCCCGGTTGATATGTTCGCCTCAATAAACCCGTATAAATCAGGGTCTAGTCTTGGCAGCGCTTCGAGTTGCTCATAAAGCGGCAGCGCGGCAAGCCTGGCTGTGATATCCTCATCTAAGCACACACTGTTGGCGCAGGGCCAGCCCATCGCCGTTGTATAGGCGTTTGCCCAACCCGCCAACCAGGAAGGGCCAGAGCCAAACACAAGCATTACTTTCATTTTGTCTGGACCAACGTTGTGCTCTGGTGGGTTAGGGTCTTCTGGCCCGCCAAATAGCACCATGCAAAAAGTCGGGTTAACGCGATTATCATTCATCGCCGCCTACCTTCCCGTCATCGCCAGCCTTGACCGGCACAGATGCGATGGCTTGCTGCGCCTGTTGCCCGACCGCTTGCCCCAACTGCTCCGCAAGCTCTGCGGGGTTGTTGGCCCCCACGTAGATCGGCGCGTTCAAATTAATCACCGAAGCAACCGGCGTCACGCCAGCGGGCAACGGCGGCTGTACGGGCACGGCCTGCGGTGCCTGTGCGTGCTTACGCGCCATGTCCGCGCCGCGCTTCTCAAACACCCTGTCCAACACGGCGTCCACGTTCTGCATTGCGCGCTCCCAGGTGCGTTCCGTCTTGACCCACGCCAGCGCCGCCGCGCCGCGTGCCTTGCGTTCGGCGGGATGGTCGTACAGATAGCGGAGTTGCTTGGCAAGGTCTGGTACGTCAACCCGATAGTTGACCGCCCCGCCCCACGTCCCCGGCATTCCTGGCGTGGCCTTAATCAGCGCCCCGCGTTTGTCAATGCCGATAATCTCAGGACCGCTACAATAATCAATCGCCACGCTGGGTATACCCGTCGCCATCGCTTCGATGTGCGGCAAACCAAACCCCTCACGGTGTGCAATAACGGCGTGTAGGTCAAGCAGGTTGTACCGCTCATTTAGCCCCACTACGCCTGCCTTGAGTGCATCCTCGCGGAATAGCACGCGCCCATGATCTAGCATAACGAAGTCCATAAGCTGAGATTGCATATCCCATCCGGCGGGACTCATCTTGTCACAATCCAGGTATAGCCGCGCCTCTGGCACGTCACGGAACGCTTCGGCAAACCCCGCCACCATTGACGGGAAATCCTTGCGGCCTTGGTTCATCGCCATCATGCCCACCACAAACGCATCGGCGGGAAGTCCCACCTTTTCGCGCAGCGTTGCGCGTACATCATCCGGCAGCGGGTAGAACTCGCTTGCGTCTACACCGGGCGGGCACAACGTCGCCTGATGCCCTGCTTTGCGGAACGCCTCAACGCCAAATTCGCTAATGGTCATCAGCGCGTCGAAGTTCGGCACTTCGTCCAGCCAGTTCTTGTAAATCGGCACGCCGTCAACGGGCGTCAAGGCCACATGCCCCGTCGTACTCCAATCAACCCCCGACCCATGCCGCAGATTGATATGATACGGGAAGTCTTGCAGCGACAAGATGAGGTCCGGCTGAAACGCCGCCCACACCCCCGTCAGCGCGCCTTCAAACGGCTTGCCTTGTAGCGCCGCCGCGAATGGAACGCCCGTGCGCGGTGGTAACAGCCCGTCGTACTGAATACACGCGGCGTAGACGTTGTAGCCCTTGCTGGCGAGATGCTTATAGATTGCCGCGCCGATGCGCCCGAATCCGGTAGGGACGGCTACGTCACCGTAGATTAGAACCTTGCGCGGTTGTTTGCCGTTGCTATTCATCCGTGCCACTTTCTGGCGTTTCGCCCTGTGCTTTGCTTACAATAACCCGCAAATAGGCATCAAATGCCTGTGCGAAAGTGGGAAATTCCGGCCCCTCTAACAATCCAGGGATCGACATATCCGCAACGACCCATTCCGCTCCGCTCACACGGAAGATACTATGCCCTGTAATGTCTGCAAGTTTCTCGACAATGCGGAGCATGTCTTCAAATTGCGCGGACTTTTCCAACACTTCGCTGGCAATCTCCGCCCACGTTGGTATGACACGCGATACCTTCACTTGGATGGCCTTTCTACTGTGCGCCTACGCGCCTAACTCAAAGTTGTCAAATTGCACCGCGTTGTAGGTGCCGAACATGCCGTGATACACATTGTTTATAATGCCTGCGTCGGAGATAGTCACATCGCCGCCGATTTGCGCACCGTTGTAGAAGAATTGATACGTGTCGGTCGCCTTGACTATTTTGACCGCTTGCCCCGCGCTATAGGTGATGGTTTCATTCAGCACGTAGGTCGTATCAGGCACGCCGCCCACAACCTTAATTGCGTACAGTTTGTTCGGCGGGTTCACCATGACAACCACGTAGTTTTGCGGATTGGACACGGAGTCAAGCGAAACGACTAGCCCGCCCCACACGCCCTGGTCCGGCAAGGTGACTTCGATCTGCGCCGTCACGTCCACTGGCCCCTCAACGACAGCGAACAAGTCAGCCGTCATGATGCGCTTTAGCGAGAGGTCGTCAATGATGACCGTATCTCCTACGCCCGACAATGTGTTTCGGGCATAGGTGGACATGCTGAGCGCTGACATGCAAAGCGCCTGGGTTGCCAAATTATCGTAGCTGGCGTCGGTTATTTTCACGCCGCACAATAGCCAATTAGTAGACGCCAACTCAAACGCGATCCCGTTGTTGGCTATCACCGTGCGCTTGGCCCATACCTCGGCGTGGAACCACTCGCCCACTGCTGCATCGGCGGTCGCCATCAGCATACGCAAGGATTGCGCATACGCGCCCGCTTGCCACTGCTGCGCCTTGCTACCCCCATGCACATCGGCGGACTGAACCCCGGTCCCGGCGGTAGCTGCCCACGAGTCACAGAAGCCACCCGTGTAATTTCCCTCAAGCCCGCCGTCAGCAAATTCTTCCGACCCCAGCGTAGGCGTATTCGTGACCGTGTTAGACCCAATTTGCCACGAGGCGTTAGAGGTCCAATCGTCACCCAGTGCGCCATCAGCGCGGGTAAAGGCGTCCTGAAACACGTAGTTACGAACTAGTTCATTAGACGCCGTATTTGTGCGCCCGCTTTCATCCTGGCACACACCCGCCGGGATTTGTGTCGTCACGTCGCCAACTGCCGTAGGCGTCACGGTAAACGTGTACGTTGTGCCACTACCCGACAGTGCCGAGGCCGTGCCGTTAGTGACGGTTATCTCGCCAACCGACAACCCCGTGACCGCATTCGAGAACGTAGCGGTGACTTCAAACGCCGCGTATACCGTCGCCCCGTCACTGTTCGATAGAACCACCGAGGGAGGCGACGGTTGCCATGCTGTCGTGTCATCACCGCGCCGTAGCACCGTGCGCCACATCACACGCCCACCAATGCGCTCCGGCGTGCTATCGCTCTCAATGCGATACGTCACGTCGCGCCACACAAGTTCGTCTTGTATTCCCAGCGCCGTCATGGTCGTAATCATGGCGTCGCCAGCAACCTCTTGACCGGCGGGCATCTGCGTTTCACGGAACCGCGATTCGCCCATCTGCGGCGCGGCTAACAGCCCCGTGATGGCCTGCTCACGGTAGTAGCGTGTTGTGCCGCCGCCCGCGTAGTAGGCGCTGCCGGTATCAGAACCAGCGCTGATATATTCTCGCCACACAACCGGCTCACCGGCGTGGCGCATCAGGTCGCCTACTACCTGCCTCTGGATACGCGCCTTATTCGGACCCCGGTAGCTCATGTGTGAGCACCTCGTCACGGTGGGATATTAGCCATTCGAGTAGGCAGTCAAGACACACTAGTGTGCTATTGTAGCCCCCCTCGTTTCTGGCCCATATAGCGCGCGGCAATACGCCGTCCCGAACATGACGGCATAGATTCTTGGGCTTATATGTATCTTTATCCCAGTTGTTATTGACCACGATTACCACTGGCATTTCCTCATTAAACTCAGGAACAGTGGTGAGAACATCGCGCATCGTTGGGCGAACTTTTGGCTCAATACGCACAATCGCGGATTTCGGCTTATTACACATTGCAGTCGCTTTCTACTCTACTGGAATTTATTCCCACTCGTTTTGTACCATGCGATAAGAATCACTCACAGCTTACCCCCACCGTGCCTGACCAAGCGCCCACGATTCGTAGCCGCCGTCATCGGTTTGGAGGCTCTCTATTTCAGCCGTCAGTTGACCATACATCGCGCGCAACTGCTCCATTGCCTTTGTGTCATCGTACTTTGTGCCATCGGGCGCGGCCCAGTTTGCACGCTTGAGACTATCAAACATGAGCGTTTGCACGGCTTCCAGTGACGCGCCGTTGATACTGCCGCCCACTGCGGTAAAGTGCCCAATCTCGTCATCGCTAAACACGGAGTACACATAGCGCGTCCGATACCCGCTGTTCGCGCTGCCAACGGCGGAGAACGTCACGTAGCCGGACGCATTAAACGTTACACCCGTTGCGCTCCATTGCTCATTGCCATCGTACACAAACGCGGACGCGCTGGTCAGGTTCCGATGTGGCAGATTAAACGCTGACGTTTTACCGTCGAACGTATATTGATTGTCTGCCACCACCGGCTGGTCCTGAATACGCAAACGCACTTGTTGCGCCGTTGTCAACGTCATTTACTGAATACCCCCGGCGTAATGTACCCACACGATGCCCGTCTTGCTGGCCCCGCTGAATACACTGGTCAAGTTTGCCCGTACATACGGGAAATACCCGGCAATCTGCGCCGTTCCGGTCTGGGTGGCGGTGGCGGTGTACGTGCCGATAACCATCCAGGCTGTCAGGTCGTGCGCGCCCTCAAGGTTGAATATCCCCGATTCCGCGCTGGCCTTATAGAATAGATAGCCATAGTTGTAGCAAGCCCGCGTATCAAGTGCGCTGCCAGTCTGCGCAGCGCTAAGCCCGCTAATTGAGTAGCCGGTTCGTTCTACATGTACCGTCATGGCTTACTCCTCCTGAGCGGGTTCCCCCTCGGCGTTGGTTTCCGCCGGGGCTTCTTGCCCTTCTGTGTCCTGAGTTTGGGTCTTGCGGCGGCGGCGTTTCGGGGCCAGCTTCTTTTCGGCTTCCGGTTCGTCCGCTTCTTCTTCGGTGGCCGCGTTCTCATCCTCAGTAACAGAAACCTGCGCTTTAAGCGCCGCGTTTTCTTGCAAGACAGCCGCAAGCTGTTCCTCAAGTTTCGCCAGCCGCTCGTCTAGTTGCCCCTGCTGCGCTTCGGCTTTTTCGGCGCGCTCGGCTTGCTTTTCGGCCTCAACAATCCGGCCCCAAATCTGTCCCGTAGGATAGGAGCGACTTTTTACCCAGTCCTCAAGTTTTACCGCGCCGGTAGACTTTACCATCGCGTAAAATTCCTGGTATACGCCCGCCATCTCATTGAGGGGGGTAATGTTCTGGCCGTCACACGCTGCCAGCGCCTCATCGATCACGCCTTCGATATGATCTACAACCTTCTGGCCTTCTGGCGTCAACTGCCCATACTGTACAAAATCCGGCATACTCATTGCGTTTGTCCCCTTATGGTGGGGGAGAGTTGCCCCTCCCCCGCTTTTCACTTGTTGAACGATTAGCTCACGGTCGGAGCGGTCGTGCTGTCGCTGTAGTACCACGCACGGTCATCTACGAAGCCCAGGCCGAAGTGCCCCTGGATAACGTATCTGATAGCGTTATTGACCAACCACGCCTCGGAAGTGCCGTTCATGTTATCCTGCAAGATTTGCCAGGGTTCAACCTGCTGCCACACAAACGAATAGGCGTTGGTATCCACGAGCGCCCATTGGTAAGAGGTGCCAAACCAGGGCGAGACGATGATACGCTTAAGCATACCCATCTGCATGTACGGGTTTGTCGTACCCATGCCACGCACACCGGCTGAAGTCGTAACCATCAGGTTATCCGACAGCAACATCTGCTTAACCGGGAATTCCATCTTGGGCGTAGTAATCAGCGTGTCCGCATTGTAGCCAAGATACTGCCCCGATACCCGGTCCTTGCTGGTGCTGATGGTCGTAAACGCCGTGTCTAACCCCAGCGCGTTAAACGTCGTGGTGCCAGTGTTCGAACCCACGTCGTTATCGCCGGTGGTAGAGTTCCGCGTATAGTTGCCGGTGGTAGTAACCACGTCATAGAACGTCGCTTCCTCAGTGGCGACCGCTGCGCGGCCCATCTCGAAAGCGATCTGGCGGACTTTCCCGATACGGTCGAACTTGATATCGTCGCCCGTAACCTGCCGCCCGATACGGCGCAGATAGTTGGTGATTTTAGTGCCACCCTCGAAGCCGCCGACCGCGAAGTCAACAGGCTCACCAGACGGCTTGATCGGAATGACGCCCATCGCGCCGTCACGCAGATATTCTTCCTCTGGCTTGTCGCTCGATTCAACCCGTGCGATCTGGTCCCAAGTCTTGGGAATGCCCCGCATAGTGCTGAACGCCAGGAAACGAATGCCGTCACGCAGAATGTGCGCTGCGTCCGGCTTCAACACCAACGCCTCATGCAAGCGCATCGGGTAACGGCTGCCCTCACGTTCGAGCAGATTGGTGATCGGGTCGTAGTTTTCCAGAACTGGCATCTCGCGTTGCTGCGGGCGAAAGCCTGCGATCTGGTCATTGACGCCGCGCTGAACTTCGTAGACCTTAGCTTGCTGTGTCATTTTTCGCTCTCCCTAGTAGTAGTCCGGGCGAGCAGGCATCAGCAGGATATCAAGCTCTGCCGAATTGCCACCCACAGCCGTAAAGCCAACGATAGTCGCGTGACCAGTGGCAAAGGCGATTTCTGCCGCCGTGCCTGCCTGGTTCGCGGTGTTGATACCAACCTTCGCGGCCTGCTGCCAATACGCAGCTACGCCCGACAACCCAGTCGGGGCGGCCACACCAGAGCCAGTCGCGCTTGCCCACACGGGCATACCCAACGTCCACGCCGCAGCACCCGACGCCGCCGACACATGATAGATACCGCCACGCCCGTATTTCAGGGCCGACGCGGTAACAATGTTGCCGAACGAGTCGTACTGGGGATTGGACTCCAACGCGATACCCGCGCCGGATGCTTTGTTGGCGGGCGTATAGCCGGAGCCTGCCAACACGAAGCTACCAGAATAGATCAGCCAGTCATTGACGTTAATAACGCCCGTACCACTGGCTGCGCCGAACTCCCAGACGGGATTCTTCGGCGTATCGTAAATAGCGGTCTTTCCTGCTACTGCCATGCTCTCACTGTCACTTTCCCTGAGCCGCTAGGCGTTCCATGCGGCGGTTCCAATCGGCATAGTCCTCATCAGGACGCGGTATCATGTCGCGCGGTTGCGGCTGCGGCGGGCGAATTTCTTGCTCACGTAATGGAGCGCCCTCTACATGCACGCGCGGCGCGGCCTTTACCGCTTTTGCTTTGCGCTGGTCCCGCTGCACAACTTTTAGCCATTGCTCAGGAGGTAGTTGCTTACATTGCTCACGAATGTCGCTTGCCCAGTCTGCGGGCAAACGCGCCTCGGCCAACACGCGCTCCAGTTCCACTTCCAGCGCCGTCCGCTGTAAGCTCTCCTGTAGCGCCGTGACTTCTTCGGCTAGTTCTACATTGCGCGACTCTGTTGCATCTACCTTGCCCTGCAACGTTTCGTTATCAGTCTGGGACTTACGCCAGCCTTGCATGGCCTTATCCCGGTCTGTCCGCGCTTCCTGCAAGTCATCGGGGGATACGTCAAGCGTGCCCCGGTACTCATCTAGTAAATCCTGCCGGGCGTTGGTAATCTCATCTAGCGTCAACGCTTCCAGGATATCGCCCACCAGAGTATGCGCTGTCCCGGCCACCAATGCCTGGAAACCGCCACCGGCGGCGGGCATGTCTACATCGTCCGCGCTGTTAGCGTGGGTAATGTCTTCAATAATCAAGCCCTCACGCCCAGCAGCCTTGCCCTTAGACGCTTTGCCAACGGCATTAATGCTGATGCCCACGACAGGGCGTTTTGTTTCCAACGCCCGCGTAATAAGCGGCCAGACCGCATCCCCAGCAACTCCGTATACATGCCGAGTTGCCAGAATTTCGCCGCCGGAGCCTACGCGCACGCCGGTGTAATCGCCCGTAATATCGCGCACGTCCCGACCATCGCCACTCTTGAGTTGTTCCATTGTCGGATGGTTGGCGTATGCCTTAACGCCCTCAAACAACCCCGCCGCTTTTTGTAGCACTTCGGGGCTATAATATCGGCCATTCTTTGACCAACCGGGCCGAATGATTACCACGTCCACCTTGCGCGCGTCAACGTCTAGCGTGTTTTCCAGCAACTCTACGCCCTCAACGAGCATTGTTGTTTGTGGCGGCAACGCGGGCGGCGCGGATTCTCCGTACTCCCCCGCTTGTTCGCCTTCATCCGGGCTGTTTTCATCCGGCAGTGGCGGCGCTTCTGGATTCGCGTCCCATCGCTGGCAAAACCCGCCTGCCTCAATGGTCAACGGTTCATTGACCACCAAACGGCACGGCATCTCACCTTCACCATTCCACCAACGACAGCGCCCGCATACAAGGTTGTTTTCTGGCGCTTGTGCCTGATACCCTGCGTCGGCTTGCTGTAGCATTACGGCCTCTGCGATTGTCGGGTCCATAGTTTTTCGCTTTCGCGCCGCAACCGCGCCGCATGGTTGTTAATCTTCATACCATTCCAGGGTAACGCTAGCAGCTTTGGTGCCGCCTGCTTTGTTCACAAATCGTATAAGGTAGTTCTGATTAGCGCTGAATATCCACTCCGACCGGCTTTGTGCTGCCCCGCCAGGCGACTTGGGACCACCACCGCCAGCCAATAATTGACCGGGAACAATAGCCGTACCTGTCGCGCTAATCCCCTCAGGCCCATGAAACACCTGAGCGCTGGCTGCGATAGGGGCCTGACGGTTCTGGCAAAACGCCGTGACCGCCGTCCCGCTGGCACCTGTGACCACTGTGCCCTCGTAAATGTAGGCGAAAAAGTCCCCGCCCACTGAGGCTTGCGGCACCATGTGGCATTCATAGCCCGACGTTGAGACCAACACCTGAGCAGTTGCGTCGTCAGCAATGGCCGCCCAAAGATGGGCCGCATGATACGACCGCCCCTTGTGTATCTCGCGGTGGGCGTGGTCAATGACGCCCAATCTGCCCTCATTGAAATTAAACGCACCACGCCATGAGTGTTCGTCATAGCCAAAGTTTGTCATGATAAGTTCGCCTATCCTTGCCAATTAGGGCAAGTATTGTTTAAGCACATAGAGCATAGTGGGTGGCATGGGCCTCCAACCAACCCCGCCAGGGAGGCGCTAAGCATGCGGGGCATACACCCTCAACTCTACCACCCCGGAGGGCCTATGCTCTATATGCTCAAACCTCATTCATTCCGCCAGCGTCGGTTGCGCCAGCATCGCCCAACCCGCCGTCATCGTCCGCCACATTTGCATCACGCCACTGGTAGTAGTTGGGGCGCTGTGGTGCCAGCGCGTCTTGAATTTCCGTATCCACCAAAACGGGTACGATAGTGCATCGACAATTTTGATGTGAGTCCCCCGGTGGCAGCTTTCTTTCCGGGTCACTTAACGTCCACGTTTTGCCGTCAAGTCCCTGACAAATGGTACACACGCGCTCATCTCTAGACGAAACCCACTCATACCCTGCTACAACGTCCGCGTTCTGCTCATAGACTGCCAGCGCACCCAGGTTCGCGGCTCGCTGTATCTCTGTCCGCGTAATCGTTAGCACCCGAAAGAAGTTCTTGCGGAAACCCTTGCGCCGGTCGGTCGGTATGCCAAGTGTATCCCGCAGCCGCCGAAACGCTTCGTCCATGCTGTCGCCCGCGATGAGGCTATCGGCAATCACACGGCGGATAATCGCCACGTACTCATCAAACGTCATGCCCAGATCGTAATGCCAGGGCTTGCCGAGATACGGCGACGTTAGCGCGGCCTCAATTGCCTCGGTGGGCAAAATACGCGCGTTGACTTGCTCTTGCACCGCGCCGTCGTGCTTGGTACTGGCATCAATGGCCCACGCCCTGCCCCAGTAGCCTTGCCTGAATGACTTGACGCTAGTGCGGCGCGTTCTGGCAAATACGGCATCTTTTAGACCCTGGAACACCGCCGCCGCCGCTTCAAGCGTCTCATCTAATCGCGCCAAATCCGGCTCGCCATTGCGATACCCGGCGCGGATAACGTCATTCATGTCTCGCAGCGTGGCAAGGTAGGTGCTGTACAGCCACCGCGCCTCAGCGTCCTCGAAGCCATAGAGCCGCGTTCGTACCCACCATTCGGCATATCGGAGCGTTTCGCTGTCATTCTTAAGCGGTCGCGTGATGCTGGCCGCGTCAGTTTGCCACGCGGGGCGCCTCTTTGCTTTCCGCTTCGTCCGTGTCGCCATTACCGCTCCGAGCTAAGTCGTCATAATCATCCGGCACGCCAATATTCTCCGGCGTGACATCATCACCGCGCGCATAGTCGTCGCGCTGTTCCTGCCGTTCCCGCTGCATTAGCTTTTGCTCACGGGCCGAGTCGTAACCACGCTTACTCTGCGCCGTGCTGCGGCTAACGAGTTGGTTCGCCATATCAAGACTTATAGCCTCGGCCATCGTCTTTGGGTCATCAGATTGCAGCGCGTAATATTCCACCGCAAACGCGCGGGTCGCTTCAATTTCCTGCGGCTCTTTGTTGCCGTCCAGCACCGGATCGCCGTCGCTATCTTGCACGGGCACCATGTGCGCAAACTTCCCATCCTGTACCGCCGCGCTAATGACGCGCTGAAAAATCGGCGTCCACACCCGTTCCCGCATGATCTCTTGGGCATCCACAAAGCGCCACATGGCGGGCAACTGCTGCGCCGTCGCGCTGGCAAGGTTGGCGTTTTCACCGTCGCTCAACATATACTCCGGCATCCCCACGCCTACCGCAACCATGAGCTTAACCTGCCGACCATCTTCCGACACGTCCGGCGCGCCTGCGGGGTTGCTGAGCGCTGACCATTCTTCGTTGTCGCCCGTAACCAGCGTTGACCCCGGCTCCGGCGGCGTTTTGTATTGGTTGCGCTTGTTTGCAATCTGGCCCGGTCGCGCCTTGAGGATTTTGGCCCACCAAAGCAACGCGCCGCGCCATTTGTTCTGGCGCATCCGGTCCTCTAACCACTCTTTATAAGCTCGCAGCCAGGGCAGAATGACGTAAAGGTCAGGGCGTCCGCGCAACTCATAGCTATGGCGGTTAATGGCGACGTGTAGCATATTCTCCGCGCCTACCCATTTGCCCTCAAGTCCGAGGTCTTTGGGTAGCATGGACTGCGATAAGTCAAACTCATATTGCAACTTGTACTGCTTTACGCGCCTAAAGAATTCCGGCTCCGTCTCGATTTCCGTTACATACCAGGGCGGCACCGGCACCATCACCATGTTTGCGCCACTGCCGAAGAACCGGATGAATAACTCGCCATCGACGCTTAAGTCTTTGAGAAGTGACGAGTCGTACTCGGCAATATTATTCTCAGGGTTGCTAATGAATTCCTCTAAAACCTCTTGTACGTCCTTGTTTTGATACGTGACGTTGAAGCCCTTGCCCACCGCGAATTGTGCCGTTAGGTCTACCGCGCGCTTAGCGAGCGGGTTGCGATGATACGCGGCGTGACAATTGGTCAAGATAGCCTTGCGCGTGGCCCAGTTCCATTCACAGAGCGGGTCATCAGTAGGCATCCACACCGGACCGTCATACGTCACGCTGCGGTTGTAATCGAACTGGCCCGCGTATGTCTGCGACGTTTCGCGCAGATACGTTTTGACTGCATCCGCGCCCTGCAACGCCACGTCCCCCGGCACCATTGACGGGCGGCGGTAGTCCACGCCATCCTCGATATGCCAGGCGTTACGCGAGATAGCCGAGTCGCCGCGAGCGGCACGGTTGGCCGCGCGGTTGCGCCCGAACTTTGCCCACTGTGTTTTTGCTCGCTGTGCCCGTGTTGGCTTCACTTAATAATCGCTTCCACTAATCCGATACGGTGTG